CAGCGTCGTAAGGTGATGTACCCTTGTAACCAACAACGTAGTACTGAGAAGCGGCAACGTTAGCGGAATATGGGTCAACATAAACCTTGTAACGACCGTTCATTGTACCAGCAAATGTGTTGGCAGTGTCATCAACGTTTAGTGAGTTGTTGAGGGCGGGGGTGTAATCGAGAACACCAGCCATCTGTAGGGCAGAAGCAACGTCTGCTGAACAGATGATTGTGTTACCCTTACCGCGACGTGTCTGCTGACCAATTGCGTTAGCATCACGCTCGATCTGGAACATTAGACCCTTGAACTTCTCAACTGACCAACGACCGTTTGAGTCGGTGTCTAGGTCGAAGATACCAGCAGTTGTTGTGTTAACTGCGGCACCCTTGACAGCGGTCACATATAGTGAACGGATGACTTCACGGTTGATTTCAGCAAGAATTTCTGTGCTGAGGATGTTGGAAAGTTCTGTCTCGGCGTCAAGACCGTGAATTGCCTTAAGGTCTTGTGCGAGTTCCATTGTGTACTCGGCCTTGAGGGCGCGGGACACAGCGGTAACAGTTGACTTCTCGATTGAGAATGCCATTTCTGCGAAAGCGTTTGTGGCGCTATCACCGAGGGCTTCTGCCTGTGCCCGTGTCATACCAGTTGCACTGACGTATGTACCAGCGGAAGGTGAGTCGTTAAGAACAGCAGGGTTAGTTTCTGTTGCACCAACGTCGCCACCACCGATTGTACCAGCAGCGTTCTGGTTTGAGATGTCTGGCATTGCTTCATCAACGAGAGCTTCTGCACCATCCTGAGAGGTGAATGAAGAACGCATTGCGAAGATTAGACCAGTTGGACCTGTCATTGGCTGAACACCGCAGACATCATAAGCAATTAGGTTTGGCATTGCACGACGAACTAGGGAAATTAGAATTGGGTCCCATGTGTCCATCTGTCCACCACCCATGCTGTTGACAGGGGCGGTTTCTGCGAGGAAACCCTTGTCCTCACGGAGAGCCTTCTCTTGGTTCTCTAGGATAATTGTAGTAACAGCGCGCTTGTAAGAATCTTTGATCTCTGGAAGATCAGAGTGATCTAGGACGGGCTGCCACTTTTCTTGTAGATGTTCTGTCTGAAACATTTGTTTCTCCTTATTAATTAATTACATCTAAGTGGTTTATTATGAATTATTGGCGCGAGCCTTAGTCTTTGTGATTGCAGTCATGTACTTAGCCATACTGTCACTAACACTAATGTCCTGTGCTGCGCTGTCATGTACTTCATTATCAATAACTTGTTCTGTGATCACTTCTTCACGAACCTTGGGGAAATAATTTTCCTTAAGAGTGTCGAGTTTTGCACGGAATGTGTCTTCGTCAACGAAGTCAACATCCTCTACAAGTGACTTGAACTTTTCAACTTCTGTGTCGGTTAGGTCTTCAGAGACTTCAACGACAACGTGTTCGCGAACAAGTGAACCGTTCTTTTCTTTAAGAGCGATATTCTGTTCAAGAACCTCATTTACCTTCTCTTCTAGGTCTGCAATCTTATCAGACTGAGCACCTAGTACGTCATACTTCTCGTCAGGAACGTCAATGTAATGATCCTCGAAAAGTTGCTTAAGACCAGAGATGAAGTCTTCTGCGATTTCACCCTTGAGTCCACGCTCGATTGCGAGTTCATTTTCCTTTGTCCATTCCTCAACAACGTAGTTAAGATAGGTATCAATTTTGTCAGTCATTTCGTCCTTTGCTTCTTCAAGCTTTGCGTCGAACTCATCGACTGTTGCCTGATATAGACGGGCGATTTCTTCGCGGGTCTTGGACTTAACGGCTGCTTCGAAGATTGTGGATGCCTTTGCCTTGAAGTCTTCGGAAAGGTCTTCACCTTCCACAAGAGCGTCAACATCTTCTTTGACGTTGATGGTCTTGATCTTTTCTTCAATCTCGGCCTTTGCAGCTTCGAGTTTCTTCAACTCTTCCTGCATTTCCTTATCTTCTTCATCGTCTTCCTCATCTGGGTGCATCGCGGACATGATTTTCCCATACTGAGCTTTGAGGTCTTTTGCCTTCATATTTTCCATTTCTGAATACATCGCCTTCAACATTTCCATTTTTGTACGGGGGGCGGCGGCTTCTTCAATTACCTCGTCTTCATCACTTTCGTGATCTTCTGAAACCTTTTTGACCTTTTTCATAGGCTCGGCGGGTTTCTCGCCTTTCTGTTGTGCATCACCACCAATTTCCTTTGCACCTTTTGCTGCAACATCTGTTGGGGATGACTTGGCTTCTGGATCGACTACAGGTGCGCCACCATCTTGGACTTCACCATCGACCTTCTTGCCCTTTTCTGCTGGGACGGCACCCTTTTTCTGGGGGTCACTTTCATTCGCTTCTTCAAGCTCAGCAAGGACTTCCGCCTCCAACTCTTCAATTGTTTGTTCTAGTTCTGACATAGGATGCCTCCTTTTTGCAGTAATAAAATTACTAATATTTATTTATAAATTATAATCTTTGTAGAAATTTTGCAAAGGCAAGTGCCTTCCGATTTTCCGAAAGTCTTGCCTGTTTTGCATCAAATTCCCGTTTCATCTCAACCAATTCTGCTTCAAGTAGAGCACCGTTGTTCCAAACCCACTCCTTACCTTCCATGATACCTTCTACGAAAGCATTAGGAGCGGATGGATCAGCAACGATATCGGCGGCCGTTGCGAGGTAGAAGTCGTCACGAACGTAGTTTGCACCACCTTTTTGTTCTAGACTACCCATGCCCCGTGAGGAAACGCCGAGTTTAGCACCCTCGTCCATGAGATTCTTTACGATTTCACCCATTGGTGTGGACATAATCTTTGCCTCACCAATAAAGTTCTTACCGTCTTGTTCCAGACTTGTAATCATGTGTGAAACTCTTTCAAGGTTCACAGTTGGTCCGTCTGGGTGACCTAATTCACCAAAGGCACGATTCTCCTTGATGAAATTCTTGTTGTACTTTGCAACTTCCTTTGCAAGCACTGCTTCTGGATAAACACGGCCGTTTCGGTTCTTGATGTCCGATTGCATGAAGATACCACGAATCTTGTAATTCTTCTTACCGTCTTCTTTTTCTTCACAGATGTATTCTACTTCTTCTACTTGTTCTGAGAACAATTTGACCGTGTTAGACATTTTTCTTATCCTTATACTAGGTTATCGTAACCAGCGACTTTTCTTAACTTGAGAATTAAAGTCGTTGCACCAGCAGAGGTTGCACGAATATCGCCAGTATATCCAGTTGACTTTGGGTTGATTGCAAGAGTTGGTAGACCATCTGCAAAACCTAACTTACCATTTCCGACAAGAGCAAGTGCAGTATCATCTGTGTCTGCATCAAACTCAATAAGTAGTGTTCCGCCAGTTGTACACCATGCAGCACCCACAATATCTAGTGCAGGACTTGAATCATGACCATCCAGTGCAGATGCATCAAGAATGGTTGCTTCTGTCTCTGCAGCGGTACAAGTTGCTTTAACTGTCACTTCAAAGTCTTTATCAGATAGAATTTGTGTTACCCAAGCCATATCTTAGTCCTTAAATGTTTAGCATTTCTCGTTCAAAGTAAGACATTAGGTCTTTTTCCGACACTTTGAACCGTTTTGAAACGTCTTTTATTGTTTTTTCAAAACTATTTAGGAAATCTGAGGGTTTGGAATCCATAACACTGAAAATAGCGTCAACAGCATCCTTCATCTTGGGAGAAAGTTTCCGATACTCCTTAGATTTGCGATGTTCGTCCTTCTCTAGAACTGTCTGTTCGTAGATGTCCTCAATCTTCTTCATCATACTCAATAGGTGACTTGACAAAACTATTTGCAACGTCTCTGCGTTGCATCTCTAGTTTGTCACCCACTCTATTTGCCATATCGTTTTGAAAAATTCTTTCTGCCTCAATATTATTTCCTGAGACAATTGCGTTTAGTAAATCTTTTGTAGTGTTCATTGTTTATCTCCTTCATCACCAAATGCGTCATCATCAGATGGAATACCGTCTTGTTCTGGGTCTTCGTAATCAGGCATTTCATCTGGTGCAATGATACCACCAGAACCATCCTGTGGATAACGAGTTACACCATCGGAACCATCTGGAATATCGACGCCACCTTCTAATGGGTCCATATCACGTTCTTTTGCAATCTGATCCCGCATCTCTGCAATTTCTGCATCATTCATATTTAGTACACGTTTAAGAACATATTCCTTTGAGAAGAATGTTCCAATGTATGACTGAATGCTGTCAAGTGTTTGAATTCTGTCGTTAAGTAGTTCTGCCTCTTTCAGTTCTGCAAAGTGACCATCTTCTAGGAAGTCAAACTGAATATGCTCTTGCATATTTGGCCAGTCTTCTGGTGAAATTACTCCCTTCAATAGAAGGTTTGTCTTCAAGAGGTCTACGAAGAGTGGGGTAAACTTCTTACGAATACGTTGTACGAACTTTGTGAATTTAAGTTCGTCTCTGGTAACTTCAGTTGCTCTTCCGAGAGAAAAACCGTTTTCTGCTTCAAGTCTTGAAATCGGCACGTTAAGTGAACGGTATAGTTTCCGTTGGAAATATACGATGTCATCAATCTCTCCAAGGTTAGAACCGCCGGGAAGTGTGGTAATCTCTGTTCCTCTACCACCTTCTCTTCGTGGAAGCCAGAAGTCTTCCAACATACTCATATGATTACGGTCATCTCGTATCTCACCTGTCGATGCATCATACACCAACTTGTTACGATAACGGTTCATAACGTCTTTTAGATACTGTTCTGCTTTAACCTTTGGTAGATTACCAACGTCAATATAGAAAATTCTACGTTCTGGCGCACGAGAGATACGATAAATGACCAACGCATCCTCAATCATACGCAACTGATTAACAGGTTTGATTGCTTTGTGTAGGTAAGAAAGAACACGTCCTGATGAACTGTCAATTAAACCAGAAGGAACATAACAGATTGCATCATTGGAAATACGAATACCCTGTGATGTTGAGTTTGACATACCGCCAACACTTGAGTATCCCTTTTCATTATACACGAAATACTCGTCCACCTTGTCGATCATGTCAACTTGTGTCTTCTGATCTTTGGTCTTCTTTACTTCTCTGACCTTCTTAATCTTCATAGGGTCGATATTACGAACCTGTGTAATACCACGCCGAGGATTATTAACGTCAATAACTTTGTGATAGTAGATGCGACCGTCAACGTACCACCGTCTGAAAATATCGTGTCCCTTGACACTAAAATCTAATAGACGAAGGATTTCGTTGAACTCGTCACGAATTCTTTTCTTAATCTTCTCTGGATAGGGTAAATTGTCTAGTGTAATTTGTACTGCAATGTCATTCGTATTTGCTACGATTGATTCGTTTACAATATCCTCAACTGCGGCATCACACTCTGCCTGCAATGCAATATCTCTATATCTTCGAATAAGGTCAATATCTGACCTTTCACGTCCGTCTGTGTTGAGTACAGACGATAAAAAACCACCGCCGGCAACGTCAATTGCGCCGTCATCAGGAGTAGGGGTGGTGAATGTCTTTTCACCACCCTCTACTTCTTTGGTTGCTCTTTGAATTTGGAACCCAAAAAGTTGTGCCATAATATCTCCTACTGTATCTTCTATTTAGTAGGTTTAAATTAGAAGTTCACGCCTGAAGCTTCAAAGTGTTGATATCTCCATGTTACTTCAAATTCTTCAATCGCATCTGCTGTGTCAGATGTTAATTCGATTGCAGAAATTGTTGTTGGCCATGCACTTCTAAAGATATATGTCTTTAGCACTGTATCATCACGATCAAGTTGTTCCACTGTGAGGTCCGTCTGATAATCAGCAGGAGCAACAACACCAGTGTTGTTTGCAAGATCGTTGATACCGTTACTCCAACGTTCCATCGCATTGCGGATCATGAAGTCTGTGTCATTCATGAACGTAGTTGTCCATGTTTCTTCAAAAGTTCTGTCACCAGCAATGTAGATGTTCCTGCCTCTGAATGGGATTGCAATCTCACCCAAAGTTTGTGCTGGAAGGTTAGAAGCACGAACTAGAAATGAGGTTCTACGAACATCAAGTCCAATCGCAATGCCAGGTGGTGGAGTGATCGTTACACGAAACTGGTTCGCACGAGCACCACCACCGATTAGGTTTGCCTTGAAATCGTCAATATTAGCCATGATTAACCTCCTACCTCACTAAACGATACGCCCGTTCTTACGGCAATAAAGTTCAGTGTAATAAAGTTAATGGAACGAGCAGGTTTGATGTAAATATCACCAATAAACTCGTTACGGTCAATCACCTCACCAGTGTTGTTTGATGCGTCACAAACTACACGGAAGTCGGTAATACCTCTACGACCTTGGACATCACGAAGGAATGGTTCAACTAGGTTACGGAACTGTGCGCGAGTGAACTCATCGTTGAATTCGAAGAGTTGGAACTTAGCAGCAGTTGCGATTGCCTTCTCAAGAACCAAGAATAGACGACGCACGTTAATGCGGTCAAATGCACTTGGTTTTGAAAGTGCAGTCTTATCACCGAATAGAACCACACCTTGGCCTGGGAAGTCCGTTACAGGATTAACTCTTGCACGGTATAGACGATCTCTCTCTGCCTTCGTTGGATTGAAGGAGAGTTTGATTGCACCACGAACATTACCACGGTTGAAACCAGCGGGTGAGAACCAAGGGTCTGCAACACCATCTGTGTATGCACAAAGACCAGCAGTGTCACCATTTAGAGGAACGAAGCGATATACGTCATTATACTTGTCGTAAATGTATTTGTATCCACTGTCGTAAACCATGTAAGATGATGATGGGCAGAGGTCAAATGCATCAATCACATTGTCTGCCTGTGTGATGTTAGATGTAACATTCACTGTAGCAGCACGATATGGTGATACGAAACCAACACAGTCTTTTCTCAACTCAACTAGGTCTGTAATCATGGTCACATGAGTGTCCTGTCCAGACTTAGTGTCTGCAACAGCAGAACTTGGACCACCTAGAACTAGGTTGATGTCAAGTGATTCTGTGTCTGCAAACTTGTCATATGCAAGAGCAAGTTCACCAGCGGTTACTGAATAGTCATCTGTACCACTTGTAAGAGTAACCACAACAGGTGCATTGACAGCAGTGTATGCTGAAGTTGTATCCGTACCCCAGTTTGTACCAGCAGATGTGTGATCCATCCAGTAGATGTAGTTAGACTGACGGAAGATAACGTCTGGATAGTAGTTACCACCACCCTGTGCAGTCTTTGCAACAGGGTTCTTAGACATGTTGGCAAACACTTCAATAATACCGTTTGTACGGTTACCAGCAACATCTACGTCGAAACCAGTGATATCACCAGTTGTGTCATAAACACAAACATGGAGTTCATCCCCAGTACCACGACCGTTTGCAGTGGCCCAATCTGATGTGCCTGGGGCAGCATCAAACAGGTCATAGAAACGCCAGCGTCTGCGAATGAAACTGTTATCAGGAATGATTGCCTGA